CCGCCGCCGACGCAGGCCCATTCGCCGTTGATCCCCGTCGGCGCCCAGGCCGACGCCGGCACCGGCGTCGCCAGCGCCCAGCTCGCCAACCTGAAGTCCAGCGTCTGGTTGTCCGCGGTGATGTTGATCGACCAGTTCGAGTTCGCGAAGTGGCCGACGAACACCGTGCGCCGGTTCTCGGCCTGCACCCAGTCCTGCCGGCGCCAGGGGTTGCCCTGGCTGCCGTCCCCGCCGGCGCTGGCCGACACGCTGACCCACTTGACGTCGCCCGGGTACATGCGGGCCGACCAGTCGAACACGCTCCGCGGGAAGCCCGACGGGTTGGCCAAGAAGGACGCCCGCCGCGCGAAGAACCCCGCACGCCGGGCGTCGGCCGAGACGTGCTCGAAGGCCACGCTCAGAACTCCACGTCGATTGCGATCGCCAGGACCGCGAACGTGTCGGCCGCGTTGGCGCTGGCGATGCCCAACGTGAAGCTCATCGGCTGCTCGATGTCGACCTGTCCAGTCACGTCCAACACGCCCCCGGCGGTCGTGCCGTTGACCGCATTGCTGCCCGCGCTGAGCAAGGTGTTGGCGTTGATCACGCGCCCCTCGGTGTACATGCGGTAAGTGAGCGCATCGGTGGCCGCCATCGACTGCGAAACGAGGATCGCGTCGCTGGTGTTGCCGCCCGTGCCAAGCCGCGCACGGACGGTGCCGGTGCCCGTGGCCCCACTGCGGCGGAAGAGCCCGTGAGCCCGAACCTGAGCGCCAACCGCCAGGAAGCCCGCAGGCAACACCATCGGGTCCAACGCGAACAAGCCCGCCGTCACGCCCGTCAGCGTGGCCAGCGGAGTCGCCACCGAACCGCCGCGGTTGACCAGCCTCGCCCGCCCGCCGATCGGATACCAGCGCGCCGCAGCGGCGTTGTACTGCCACCACTCCGGCCGCATTACCGTATCGGTAAGCAGCCAGGTCTCGCGGTCCACCGCCGCGCGCGCCCGCATCTCCGCCCAGGTGCCGGCCGAGCTGAAGGGCGCCGCCTGCAGCTGGGCCTTCAGTGCAGCAACCTCGTTCGGCGTGAGGCTGCGGGAGGGAACATAGACGGTGTCGCCCCCCTGCACCGCCAGCGCCTCCTGATCAGGCGCCAGCCAGTCGATGTAGAAGTACGGCGGATACGCCACCCCCTGGATGGTCGCGCCCTTGGCGCCGGTCTGGATGGGCATGGCGTGCTCCTCGCTGCGTCGGTCCGGTCATCGGTTGCAGGGGCTTCCACCAACACCATCCCGCTTATCCAGCCCCTGCAGAGGTTGGGCGTTGAGCTGATTGAATGGGCTCCGCGGGCGGGATGATCAGCAACCCGCCGGCCTCGCTGCCCCGCTCGATGGGGGTATCTGTTCGCCGGGCTTCCACCGGCTGCGGGCGCCGCCTGCACCCTCTTCGCCGGGGAGACGCCGGCAACTCGTCGGGCCGCGAGGGCGGCCCCTTGCATGCTTCAGCCCCCCACCGCCTTGACGGAGTGCGACACCTCGGCGCCCACCCAGCGCGGCATGCGCACCCGGGCACCGATGCCGTGCCGCTCACCGCCCCAGGCGATGGGGCTGGTGACCTCGAACTCGAGCTCGTCCCCGGGCGCCGGCGTGCGCGGCGGGTCGGCCTTGGGCNNNGGCAGCTCGTAGCCCGGCAGGTCGGCCTTCGGCGGCGTGCCTGCGTCGGGCGGAGGCAGCTCGTAGCCCGGCAGGTCGGCCTTCGGCGGCGTGCCGGCGTCTGGCGGCGGCAGCTCCTCGCGCGGCAGGTCCGCCTTCGGCGGCTCGGCCGGCGCCTGTGAAGACACGGGCGCCGCGGTGGCCTTCGTCGGCCTGGCGGTGGTCTTGGCGGATGCGTTCATGGCTGCACCCGGCTCAGGCCACCGCGTCCTTGAACAGGTAGCCCAGGTCGTTCGCGGTCACGAGCTCCTTCACGCTCTCGCCGGCGCGCGCGCGGCGGCCGCCGCGCATGCCCATGTCCGGGTCCTCGATGTAGCCGCCCAGGCGGTCGCCGAAGCGCGCCGTGAAGCCGAAGGTGATGCCGAACTCGCTGTCCGCGTTCATGTCGCGGTACAGGAAGGCGCAGTCCTTGCCCCACAGCCGCGTCACCGCCGGCGGCTGGCCCTTGGCGGCGGTGTTGATCCAGCCGTCGCCCACCAGCACCTGGTCCAGCTCGAACAGCTCGGCGAACT